CTACATTTCTAATTTAGATGAAGATAAAGGTTATATTTTACCTATTAATCACCCAGAATGTATAAATTTATCAAAAGATACGGCATTTAATTATATAAAAACATTAGAAAAAATTTATATTTTTGACAAAAAAGCCGCTTTACATGCGAACCCCTTAAAATCTTATACGGATATACAATATAAATATTATTATACAAAAAATGAACCATTTCCAAATGAATTTGACACACAAGCTCACACATGGTACTACCGTAAATTCCCACAGACAAAGGTAAATAAAATGATACCTATTGGCAAACACTATGAGCGTTGTCAAGAAAGAAAACGCGCGCTTATGCCGTGGTTTTCTATTGAAGTAGGACATAATGATTTTGATAATTATGTTATACCTAATTTATATGAGTTAGAAAAAAATTCATTAAAAATTAATGATAAGTTTGACGATTATCTTAAACCAAAATGTAAAAAATATAGTATAAAAGATAACAATATATACGGATGGTATAACCCATATACAACTACCGGACGACCTGTAAATAATTTTAATGGAATAAATTTTGTAGGATTAAAACATGGTACTGGAGAACGTAATTGTTTTGTACCTAAAAATGATTATTTTATAGAAATGGATTATGATAGTTATCATCCTTATTTAATAGCAAGGATGGTTGGATATAAATTTAAAGATTACCCATATAATGAATTAGCTAAATTATATTTTAATACTGATAACCCAACACCAAGTCAATATAAAGAAAGTAAAATTTTAACTTTTAAACAAATATATGGAGGTGTTAATAAAAAATATTTACATCATCCTTTTTTTAAAGGTATACAAGATTACACAGATAAACAATGGGATCAATTTCAGTTAAATGGTTATATAGTAAATAGTTGTTGGAGAAGAATTAAAAAAGAAAACTATAAAGAAATGACTAAAGCAAAGTTATTTAATTATTTAATTCAAGCTAAAGAAACATCTGAAAATATACATACATTAAGTCTTATACATAAATTGCTAAAAAATTACAAAACTAAAGTAGTTTTATATAATTATGATGCATTTGTTTTTGATTTTTGTGATAAAGAATATAATGATATTTATGACACATTAAGTAATATAATTATGGATAAATATCCTATAAGCATAAAAAAAGGATATCATTACGGGGCTTTGCATAAGATTTAATATTTATGGGTGTAGAAATCCCATGATTTATGAACAATCGTTTATATTGTACGTTTATTGAACCTAACGAAGTTGAGGAAGTATCTAAAAAAATACAATCATCTTATAAAGTTCTTTTTGATAAAATTTTTGTCCTAGAAAGTTTGGATGGAGAAAAAATTATGCTTACGTATAATGTAGATTTAGGAAATACAAATGGTGAATTTGCTGTTGGTAATACAATATTAGTTCATAGAAAAAAACAAACAAATACTCTTTATACTATAAATGCATTAAATGAATTAATAAAGAGTTTAAACAATGGTTATTTAGATAAATCATATTCTATAAATTGGAATGATTATAAAAATTGTATTCTACTAATACAAGCAGATGGTTATAAAAAAATAGATACAAAAATAAAGGAAATCATAAATCTTTCTTAAAAAAATTTGGCTTATTAAAAAATACTTTATACACTATATAAAGTACAAAATTATTATATAAATATTTAAATGAAATCAATATGGATTTAAATGAAATTAAAAATCGTCTAGAACGATTAAACAATCCCGGAGGTGGGAAAAAAGGTGACTTCAAAGCAAATTTTTGGAGACCACCAGTAGGAGAAAAATCACAAGTTAGATTAGTACCTTACAAACATAATAAAAAATTCCCTTTTAGTGAATTATATTTTTATTTTGGCATTGGAAAACCACGTATGATTGCGTTAACAAATTTTGAAGAATCAGACCCGATTATGGAATTTGCTACACAATTAAGAAAAACAGGTGAAAAAGAAAATGTTGACTTAGCTAAAAAATTATTTCCTAAACTTAGAGTTTTTGCTCCTGTAATAGTACGTGGAGAAGAAGATAAAGGGGTTAGGTTTTGGGAATTTGGTAAAATGGTTTATCAAGAATTATTAGGTGTTATGGCAGACGAGGATTACGGTGATATTACAGATATTTCAAAAGGTCGTGATATTAATGTAGAAGTAATTCCAGCAGCTGAAACTGGTAAAATGTTTAATACTACAACTGTAAGAGTTAAACCTAACCAAACAGCTTTAGTAGATGATGCTAAAACAGTTGAATCTCTTTTAGAAAATCAAAAAGAAATAGTTTCTTTATTTAAGAAATATACATTTGATGAAATGAAAGATGAATTACAAGGATGGTTAAAGCCAGCTGAAAAAGATGGAGGTAAAGAAACTACAAAAGTAGAAGCTCCTTCTAAAGCTAAAAAAACTATAGATAATAAACTTGATGAATTATTTGATTAATGGCAAAGAAAAAAATAGACACAAATAGAGATGAATTAACAGGGATACTTGCTGATTCTTTAAATAAAAAATTTAGTAAGACCCACCATAGAGTAGCTTACTTCTTAGACGGCAGTGAAGACTCACCAACAGATGTACCTGATTGGGTTTCTACGGGTTCTACAGTTTTAGATCTTGCCATCTCAAATCGCCCGAATGGGGGATTCCCCGTTTCTAAGATTGTAGAAATCACTGGTCTAGAGCAGAGTGGTAAATCCCTGTTAGCATCTCATATTATAGCAAATACCCAAAAAAAAGAGGGGATTGCTGTTTATATTGATACAGAATCATCTTTAAACGCACAGTTTTTAGAAGCAATAGGAGTTGATTTAGAAAAAATGGTTTATTTACCTCTTGAAACAGTAGAAGATATATTCGATGCCATCGAGGATGTTATTCTTAAAGTTAGAGAAAAAAATCAAGACAAATTAATTACTATTGTAGTTGATTCTGTAGCAGCAGCTACTACTAAAATTGAGTCAGCCGCTGACTTTGAAAAAGATGGTTATGCAACACAAAAAGCAATCATCTTATCTAAAGCTATGCGTAAAATTACCAACTTAATAGGTAAGGAAAAAATACTATTAGTATTCACAAACCAATTAAGACAAAAAATGGGAGCAATGCCCTTTGCTGACCAATATACTACTTCAGGAGGTAAAGCTTTACAATTTCATGCTTCCGTTAGGTTACGTTTAAAACAAGTTGGAAAACTTAAAGAAAAAATAAACGGAGTGGAAGAAATTGTAGGGTCTGAAGTAGAAGTAGCTGTAGTTAAAAACAGGATGGGTCCACCTAATAGAAAAATTCGATATAATGTTTTTTATAGACAAGGTATAGACAATTATGGTGGTTGGTTAAAATTAATGAAAAATTATAAAGTAGTTAAACAATCAGGTCCTGTTTGTAAATATGTTGATAAAGTAACAGGAGAAGAGATCACATTTTCAGGTAAAGATTTACAAACATTATGTGAAGAAAATCCAAATATTCAAGAATCTATGTATAGAGATACTTGTGAAAAATATGTTATGAAATATCAACACGAAGACGCTAAAGAAATGGATCCTGATATTGAAATTGATGAAAATGGTTTATAATGGGGGAAACAATATTAGATCTATTAAACAACGTTCAGAAGGATGATACGTCAAATCCTAATTCTAGGGTATTAATAATTGATGGTTTAAATCTTTATTTAAGAACATTTGCTGTAAATGGTATGCTTAATGATAGAGGTGTACCTATAGGAGGGATGATGGGTTTTTTAAAATCTTTAGCTTATGCTATTAGAGAAACTAACCCTACAAGGGTAATGGTAATTTATGATGGTGCTGGAGGTTCTCAAAGACGTAGAAAAATGTCTCCTAACTATAAAAGCAATAGAAAACCAGGCAAAAGAATAACCCGTTGGGATGCTTTTAAAAATGTAGAAGAAGAAAAACAAGCAATGAAAATACAGTTTTCTCGTTTGTTAAATTATTTAGATACATTACCTATAAATGTTATTTCAATAGATAAAATAGAAGCAGATGATACTATAGCTTATATTTCTAATAACTTATTAGAAGACGAAGTAATAATAATGTCTGCAGACCAAGATTTCTTACAATTAGTTAACGATAGAATTACAGTATGGAGTCCCATTAAAAAAATATTCTATACACCTGAAAAGGTTTTAGAAGATTATGGTGTACCGGCTCACAATTTTTTAATGTATAAAGTTCTTATGGGAGATAAATCTGATAACCTTGAAGGAGTAAAAGGGTTAGGTCCTAAAAAATTACCTAAAATTTTACCTGATATTTCTTCAAACCCTCTTGATCTTGATTTCATTTTAGATTATGCTTCAAAAGGAACAGAACCTATGCAT